TCTCATGGCGTCCCTGCAAGCCATTCTCGAAACCCGATTAGACGCAGAATTGGCCGCTCAGGCCGCATCCCAAAACTAAGCCCATGGCTCAATCAAAACTCATCGGGGATCTAAAGATCCCGGTCGGAACCTACCCGGCCAAGCAGAACGGCCAGGAAGTGACGAAACGCCGCTACCGTGAAATCGGGACCGTTCTCGAAATCACTTACGACAGCGGCCACACGTCAACGGTTGCCAAGCTCAACATCGAAATCCTCAGCATGGAGTTGCAAGTGCTTCTCCGCGCAAACGGACTTATCGCCAAGGGAGATGACGCCATTTTGTGCAACGTCTATTCCCGCGAACCGAAGCAATCCGGGGCTGCGGGGCCTGGTCAAAACGAGCCGGATCCCGCCAACGAGGAACCAGGACCATTCTGATGAAAACCATCATCGCCATCGCCGTCACGGCCGGGTGCATCATCGCCCTGCCGTGGATTTGGTGGTGGGCACTCACAACATTTAGCCCATAGATCCATGCAATATCGAAATTATCAGGAACACCCCCGGCACGCGTGCACTGGTATCGGAGCCACGCTCCTCGCAAACCTCTGCATCGCATGCGCAGCATTCATCGCGCTCTGGTACTGGCTGCCTGAGTCGCCACGAATAAAGGCCATACGTGTGGGAGAACTGGAATCCGCGCAAATGAGTTTGTGGAAGCAAGTCGACCAGGAGCGGATGGAGCGCCGAAACGCTGATGCCCACATAGGCAGGCGCATCCAATCACTCAACGCGGATGCCGTCACGTACGGCTCGCCTGTAACCACGGTTTCCGCGCCCGGTGATCAGCTCATCATCGTGCGCCCACCCCAGCCCAAGGAATAATTTCGGTATGGACACATTCATCATCGCAATTACGGCTTTCGTCATCGGCTACCAGTTTGCCTGGTGGGGCCGTGGACGCCTGGAGCAATCGACTCGCAAAGCGGTCCACAAAGCTGCCCAATGGGAGATTGAGAAGGCGCGCGCCAAACTTGAGGCGGACGCCCAGGAGGCTGCCGCGGAGGAATACGAACGCGGCTGCCGTGATGGCTGGGAGTCCGGCCTCAACCATGGCGTGCTCGCTGCGCGCGCCGTCGTCAACAACAAGCGGGTGCTGACAGAACTGGCCGCGCGCCGGTTTCTGGTCGGAGGGCTGCGCGCAAATGAGTAGTCCGGCAATGCACTCTGGCGGACAATCGCCACAAGGTACAAAATTCGATGGGAGCGCTCGCATTACGCTGGCAATGTTGGCCGGTATCCTGACCGTGATATGGTGTGTACCATTGGGGCTATCGTTGTTGACGAAGCTCAATCCTACCTGGTGGTTCGTGCCGGCGCTTATCACGATTTGTTTCGCTGGCGTGGCTATTGGAATTCTCGTCGGAGTTTTAGTGCTGATGATGATCTGGCCGTCGAGTGTTTGCATCACGTGCGAGCACTACTGGCCGCCAGACTCCACGGAAGATAAATACATCCGTAGAAGTGGCGCCTGCCCGCGCTGTCGCGCGAAGGAACAGAAATGAATCCCCTCCAGGCAGTCATTGACGCGCAACGGGAGCATCCGGTGTACCCGCGGCTCCGCATCGACCTGACGGAATCGCCAGGCGTGCTGCGCGTCTATGTCGGCGACCAGGCGCTTGAGCTGCCGGCGGACCAGGTCGCGACCATGCTGGAGGGCCGCGAGAAGGCAATTCGGCAGGAGGAGGAGGATCCGTTTCGCTACGGGTACGAGCCGCCATTCTGGACGGCCGTGGATTGGGCGGTGTGCGAGCTGGTATGCACGCCGGGGAACGAACACGCCGTGATCGAGGTTCTGGTCCAAGGCGGCAACCGAGCCGGGAAAACCGACTACGCGGCCAAGCGGTTCCTGGAAACTTTGACACTGAATGAGCGGTGGCTGTGCTGGGCATTCCACGCGGACCAGAGCGCCAGCCGGTCGGTTCAACAACGCCGGAGCTGGAACTACATGCCGCCGGAGTACAAACCGAGCACGGGGAAGTTGCGCAAGACGGTGAGGGCGCGCATGAATTACAACCAGGAGAGCGGATTCACCGAGAACATGTTTTCGCTGCCCAATGGATCGGCCGCGCACTACAAGTTTTATTCGGCCGACGTGAAGGGCCTGGAAGGGGACGAGCCCGATTTCTGCTGGTCTGACGAGGAGGTTCCTGAGGAATGGGTCGAAGCCATCGGCGTGCGCCTCATCACCAAAGCCGGCAAGCGCGGGCCGTTCATCCAGGCGCTGCGGAGCGAGCTAGCGAAGCGGCGTGAGAATCCAGGCCACACACTCCCCCGTGTGCTGCGGGCGCAGATGTGGCGCGGTGTCCACCTCATCACGTTCACGCCAATCTCGGGACTGACCCCGACGGTGCGACGATTCACCAAGGGGAGCACACCGCTGGTTACGGTGCCGGCGGAGTTGCTACCGATCCGAGACGCCAACGGCGACGTCATGGGCCATGAGCATGTCCCTCGGGTGGCGCGGTGCGCCCAGTCGAATCGCCTGGCAGTCTACTTCCACACCTACGACAACCTGCATGGCGGAAATTACGCCGGCATGAAGGCAGCATGCCAGGGCAAGACAGCGAGCTGGATCAAGATCCGCGTTTACGGGGTGACCGATGCCGCCAAGGACGGGCGATTCCCTCAGTTTTCGCGAACCATCCACGTCCGGCGCCGTGGTCCACTCGCCAAGGAAGGCACGTGGTATCACGTGGTCGACCCCTGCAACGGGCGAAATTGGTTCCAGGTCTGGGCGCTGATTTCCCCGCTCGGGGAAATCCTGATCCCACGCGAATGGCCACAGCCGGACGACTACGTGGAGGGCGTCGGCACAATGGGGCCATGGGCGGTACCGTCAGCGGGAAAGCGGCTGGACGGCGACCGTGGGCCGGCGCAAGCCAGTCTGGGATGGGGCATAAAACGATACTGCCAGGAGATCGAGCGCATCGAGCGCGAGCTGTACCGGGCTCAATACGGCCCGGGAGCCGACGGCCGCATCACGCCGTTTGTGCGCATCATTGACAGCCGGGCGGGGAATACTCCTACTTTGGCCGCCTCGGAAACTCTCACGCTCATCGACCTGCTTGCGAATGAAGGACTCGACTTTGAACCCGCTGGGATGCTGGTGGCTGCCGAAGGGCAGTCGCGAAGGAACACCATCAACGAAGGGATTGACCTCCTCAACGATTGGCTGGCCTACGACGCCACCGCCGTCACCACCCTGGCCGACGGCCGCACAGTCATCGATCCCCTGAAAGCCCCCAAACTCTACCTGGTGGAAAGCTGTGAGAACTGCATCAACGCCCTGGAAACCTGGACCGGCCTGGATGGGCCGGAGGGCGCCTGCAAAGATCCGATCGATGTTCTGCGGTATCTGCGGATCTCCGATCCGGAATTCGTGGATGCCAATGCGTTTCAAGCAACCGGCGGAGGCGGTTATTGATCTATGATTACTGAATCAGAAGCGATGCGACGATTCCCGGCCCGAATGAGGCGCGCGCACGTCATGGAGCTTGGCCGCGAACTTGGAATCAGTGAGTGGTCGATGCGCAACATGATCGAGGGCAAAACCGCCCCCCTGCGGGGCATCGTCTACGCGGGCACGGCTCGCCAGTATTTCGACCGCGACGCGGTCATCAAAGCCCTGTTTCAACAACCAGCCATGGCATCATGAACGACAACGTACTCGCCAACCATCGCCCCCGGAGCAGCCTGAGCCCGGAGAAAATCGCAGCCATCTTCCTGGAGCTGAGAGCGTCGATCGATGGCGCGCAGGAGCTGGACTATTTCAGTCGGATGGAGCTGAACCAGGATGCACGGCATTGCTGGTGGCCGGGGCAAACGATCGATGGTCAGAAATGGCCCGCAGGCCGCAAGTCGGTACCAGGCCAACAACCGTCCGACGTATTTCCTTGGCCGGGAGCCAGCGACGCGCGAGTCCCAATCGTGGAGGAAATCATCGCGGAGCGCGTCACCTTCAAGCGCGTGGCACACCGCCGCGGGCAAATGCGTATCGGTCCGCGCAACCTCAGCCCCGACGATGATCCGCAGCAGAAGGCTGCGCTTTGGGGCCAAACTGCCGAATATTATCAGGATCTCTCGCGCGACAGCATGCGTGCCGCGGCCGCTCAAGCCGCCGACATCGCCGAGGAATATGGCGCGGGAATTCTGTTCATCACGTGGTGCTCATCCGCGGCCGTAGTGCGCAAGACGATCGCCGCCGATGACCTACTCCAGCTGGCCGCCCAAGCTGCGATCCAGCAAGCCACGGAAGCCGCGGCCACGGCTGGACAAGCCGAGCTGACGCCGGAGCAACAGGAGCAAATCCTCATGATGGTGGAAAGCCGGATTTCAGAAATGATCCTGGACCCGGAGATGCAACCGATGCTGGTGCGCGTTCTCAGGCAGTACGACCCGGCTATGCGCGAATCGGAGGCAAGGCGCGTGGCCGGCCAGCTCAAGCTTGGGGAACCGGTGGAGTACCACACGGCAGAGCCCCAGCCTGGTCAACCCGAGTGGCGCGCCCTCACCCCGTTTGTCGACGTGTGGTTTCCGGCGACGACAACCCGCATCAAGGACGCGCCATGGGTGGCAATCTCTGAGTGGCTCACTGAGGTGGAACTCGCCGAGCGAGTGGAAACTGATGGCTACAACGCCGCTTGGGTGAAGCAGGTGCTAGAGAATCCTGGCCGGGCGCTGAGCTTCGAAAACGACCATCGGCTCTCGCAGAGATCTTGGATTCTCGCCAACGGCGGCGTTCGGCAATCCGTCACTACGTCCATGGATCCCACCGACCAGGGCCGCCAGAAGTTGTTCCAGATCGTGCACCTGTTCTGGAAGGCATCGGCCATTGGTGGGGTGCCCGCCCTGTTCCATTCGGTTTTGCATGAGAAAGTGCACGACAAGGCCGGATTCCACGAGTGCTGTGAGCACGCTCACGGCGAATTCCCATTCATCGACCACCTGCGCGAGCAAGCAGCACCGTACATCCTGGCCAGCCGCGGCGTGGGGGAAGTGAGCTTCACGATGCAGAACGAAGTGAAGGCCCAACACGACGGCCGCACGGATGCAGCAAGCATCACGATCAAGCCGCCGATGCGTGTCCCACTCAACATGGCAGGCGGCAGTTTGGCGTTTCGTCCTGGCGCCCAGCTCCCCATGCGCGCCACGGCCGGCATGGGCATGCTGGAACCGCTCAAGCTCGGGATCGATCCACGCGGATCCCAGGAGATCGAGCAAGCCACCCGCAACCAGATCAACGCCTACTGGTTTCGAGGACCAGAAGTGGAGCAGGATGTGAAAATCGCCTGGCGCCAGCAACTCGTCGACGACTGGCTCGCCGACTTGCGCCAGGCGCAGCTCATGACCTTTCAACTGATCCAGCAATTCGCGCCGGAAACGATCAAGGCTGCATTCGTTGGCGGGCTGCCGGTGTCGCTCAACGTGACGCGCGATGAGATCCAAGGCCAAGCAAGCATCGAACTGGATTTCGACGTGGCCGACCTGGATCCAGGACTGATCGACAACCGGATTAAAGCGGTCACCGCACTCAAGTCGCTGGACACCGAGAACCTGCTCCCTCTGCAACCGCTCCTCAAGGCGCTGGCAGCCTACCTACTCCCGAGCCATTACCGCTTCCTGGTGGCCAACCCGGCCAAGCAGGCGATCGACGAGGCTGCTGATGAGCGCCGCATTATCGGCGACCTGCTCAACGGCATGGAGCCGGCCTATCTGCCAGGCCAGAACCACGCAGTGCGCTTGGAGGAAATGAAACGGGTATTCGGCATGGAAGTGAACCAGGATGGTGACGTGACCGGCATGCAGCCGGTCGGCCAGGACGGGTCGATGTCCAAGCCGCAACGCACTGCCACCACCGATCCTGATGTGGCGGCGTTAGTGCAGAATCGTTTCAAATTCCATGCGTTCCAGCTCCAGCAGCAGCAGAACGCCGGCACCGGCCGCACCGGTGTGGAGCCGATCCGCCAACCTGCCGCGGCATGACCCACTGGTTTTCTCACTTTGGCCAAGACGCGTGGGCGTCGCAGATTGTGCCCACTGTGCGCGATGGGTACTTTCTGGATGTAGGCGCGTTCGATGGGGTGACGCATTCCAACACGTACACCCTGGAAAGGGATTTTGGGTGGCGAGGAATCTGCCTGGAACCAAACCCGGACGCGTACGAGAAACTGTGTGCAAGCCGCCGCTCCATCACGTTGCCATTCGCGGCTTACAAGGAACGAGGGAAAATCAAAATGGCAAATGCTGGCGGACTCAGCAGTTTGGAGCCTTACATAAACTGTGGAAAGTCGGCGGCCAGGAGACTACTGGCTACGCAAGGATACTTCACGGCAGAGGCGCAAAGACTCAGCAAACTGGCAGAGCGGTTCGGTGCACCGGTGATTATTGATTACCTGTCTCTGGACACCGAAGGAGCAGAATTGGAGATTTTGAGGGAATGGTTCAATGGGCGGCATGAGCTGCGATTTCGATGTGCCACCATCGAACACGGATTCGAACGCGAAACGCGGTCGGCCGTTCGGGAGCTGATGAAAGCCCATGGGTACCTTGTGATCGACCAAAACGAACGACACGACGATTACTTCTGGCATCCAGACCTGATTGCCAGGCGCCATGATCCGGTATTGGTGTACCACCACATCCAAAAATCCTATGAAAACCTTTCCGCATGACCTGGACCTCGGTGGAGCGGTTGACCCCGGATCCCTCCGCGTACTACTCCAAAACAACCGGGATTCCGAGCTGCTGCGTGGCATCTTGCAGCTCCTGCGGAACCACGCGGCCAACCTTGAGCGGACCGGCCGGTGGCCGGCGAGCGGCGCCAACTCGCTCGAATATCGAGCCTACCACGCCGGCGGGGCTGATGCGACCGAGGAGATACTGCTCAACCTCTACGCATGGGCGCATCCTGAATCGTCCGAGCAGCCCGGAATTCCGCCCGGAATGGAGTCAGAATTGGACGAAGCGTGAACTAATTCACGCTGATTCGCGATGGGTCACGCTGGTTCGCGATGAGTCGCGCGGCGCCGTGGATGAAATTTTACACGTGCGAGTCTTGAGGGTGGCACTGGCCATTCCGGCCTGCGCACCCCATGGCTGACAAACCGCAGAAAACTGCCACTGCACCGGCTCCGACGGCTGGCTCGCCCGCCACCGCCGGTACATCCACCGCGGCACCATCGTCAACTCCCGCCCCCCTGACACAGCCGACTGATGTGGCTGCCATCGATTTCGATGCAGCACTCAGAGCGGACCTGGAGGGGCCGATCATGACGGCGGCCGAGCAGGAGAAACAAGGCACCCCGCCCGATGAGACCCCGACGGATCCGCTCCAAGCGGAACTGGACGCAGAGGAGGAATCGGAAACCGAACAACCCAACGGCGACCAGGATGCCGCCCCGGCTGATGAGGCCGAGGAGCAGGAGAACGAAGCGCCGGAGGATTCTGACGAGCGAGATCCAGCCGAGGAGGATCCCGTGCCGAAGGGCATGGAGAACTGGCCAAAGCAAGCGGTCAAGCGCATCCAGAAGCAGTCCGAAACCATCCGCACCCTCAAGGCGCAGGTGGCGCAGGGAGGCATCACTCTCACGGCATCGCCGGCCAGTCCGCTGGCCGATGTGACGACGACAGAGCAACTGGAGGCCCGGCTCAACACGGCCAAAGGTGTTCGCCAATGGTGCCGCGAAAACCCGAACGGCGGGAGTATCCCGCTCAAGGGCGGCGGCGCCTACGAAGTGACGCCGGAAATGGCCGCTGCGAAGCTGGAACAAGCCGAGCGCGAAATCGAAGCCTACGCCGACCGCAAGCTCTGGATCAATGAGCGCGACCAGGCCAAGCCATGGGAGGCCGCGGAAGCGGTGGCCCCTGGCATCCTGCAAGCAGGCACCCAGGAGAACACGTTCTACACAGGCGTGCTCAAGGCGGTGCCCGAGCTGGCGGCCAAGCTGCCTGATTATGAGCTGTTCCTGGCGTGCGCTGCACGCGGGATGCGGCAGATGATTGAGGAGAAGCAAGGCAAGGCGCGTTACGTCAGATACGAGCTGAAGGACGGCAAACTCGTTCCGCCCAAGCAGCCGGCCGCGGGGACCAACAAGGCGGCCAGTCCGGCGAACGCCGGGAAGCCGGTCGCCACCACCCAGGCACAGCCATTCCGCCCCACCAACCAACGGCCGCCCGTGCGTGCCGCCGGGGCGCCCCAGCCGGCCAATCTTGCCGCGCTGGAAGCCAGGGCCGCTGGCGGCGACGAAGCCGCTCAGCGTGCACTCCTGGCCGCCGAATTGGCCGCTGCCTGATCCACCACCTGTCAGCACACCCTTTCCAAGCACTATGGCTGGAGTACTCGATCATGACATTTCCGCCACGTTGCGCGTTCGCGACGTGAGCCGGAGCTTCACCGTGGCCCGCGCCGTCGAAACCCCGTTTTCGACGATGGTCCGCAAAGGCCCAAAACCCAAAGCCACCCTGTTCGAGTGGCCGTTTCGCACCCGATTCACCCCGGCCGACCAAGGTATTGGTGACGGTCAGGAAGTGGCTGCCGGCGACATCACCAACAACGAAACGAACAAGGCCATGGTCCAAGGCCGAGTTCAGAAATCGTGGGTGGTGTACGGCGTCGGCGACATCGCGCAGGAATTTGTGGAGGAATACGGCGTTCCGGACCTGCTGGCCGACAATGCCGTGGATGCCATGAACATGGCCAAGGAAAACCTTGAGGTCATGTGCCTCAAGAATTCTGATTCCCGCGCCGGAACCGGATCCACCACTGGCACCAGCTCGCTCAGCCGCGGCCTGGTCCACTGGATTCGTTCGTCCAACCCTGGCGGCTCGCCGGACCTGCCTCTGCCTACGATCGCCCTGGCCCCGGCCGGAAACATCATCACCGGCAAAGCGGCCGCTGCCAACGTCACCGAGGACGATTTCCGCGCCGGCATGCAATCGATCGCTACGCAAGGCCGCCGCACTGGCTTCACGTGGGACGCGTTTGTCACCCCAGCAATGAAGGCGCAGTTCAGCAACTTCACGCGGACCGCGACCGTGGACCAGTCCTCCGCGGCGACAACCGTTGTGCCGCTGCGCTCCTTCAACTCGCAACAGCAAGACGCCAAGCTCACGCTGAACGTCACGCTCTACGAATCCGACTTCGGAAAGATTCGCCTCCACCCTCATTTCAGCCTCCCGAGCGGTGTGCACGCCCTTGTCGTGGATATGGACTTTGTCCGACTCCGCCCTGGCCGCACCCCTCGGACCTACGAACTGCCCTACCAAGGCGGCATGCACAAACGGGTGATCGACTGGATCTACGGCCTGGAAGTCAGCAACCCGACCGTCCACGCCAAAATCACGACCTAAGCGTCCGCACGCCAGTTATTTGGTGATAACGCCACTTGCGTCATGACCCGGGAGCATCTCATCGAGATCGACGCGGATAGCTTGCAGGAGATCGAGGGCCGCCAGGCTTTCGAAAACCTGCTGGCTGACCTCAACCGCGGGTTCATGGCGCAAGTGGTGGTGGCCCAAGCTCAAGTGCGGGCAGAGAAGGCGGCCCTCGAGGCCGCGCCCATCGTCACCACCGAGGGGAATCTCCGGCCCGTGGCCGTGCTCAACGGTCCTGATTACCACTATTGGGGCCAGCGACTCGGTTACGACTGTTGGAACGACGATCAGTTTGTGCGCGAATACCTGCGCGACAATCCAGACAGCCGCGTCAAAGCAAAGTCAGCGCGGACAACCATCCTCAATCCATTTGGTCAACCGGCCTTCGGCCAGAACTGATGGCACTCCCAGACTGGTCGGCCAACGTCATCGTGCCCCGTGTCGTGCCGTTCAAAACGGCCCTCTGGGACACGGCCGCGCAAGACGGCACGGTGGCTGAGATTGACGGCCTGGCGCTTGAGCTGGCTCACCAGCTCGCCACCCACATCACGCGTGCCTACAAGTACGCACTCGAATTCTACGATTGGCCGGAGGCGTCCATCTATACCTCTGTCCCGCTTGGCCAGCATCCGCAGTGGAACAAGCCATTCGTCCCTCGGATCATGCCCGAAGGAATGCCTCCCACTCCGAATGCCTACCCCGTATTCGAGTACGGGCGGCTGTACGGTGTCTGGACGGCCAACCCCGCCGCAGATCCAGAAGCCAGACCGCTCAGCTACCGCTTTGGCCCGGATGGCCTGTACCTTGACGAGGAGTTGGAAACTGTCGTCTTGCACCATCGCCAAGGAGCCCCGCGATTCACGGCGACCGAATGGAGCCAGAGCGTTCAATACCGCCGCGGCCAGGTGGTATATCATCCCGACACCGAGCACTGCTACATCGCCAACGAGCCACAGACTGGCCAGGCACCGCAGCCATTCCAGCACGCCTGGCGCACCCAGCCGCTGCTTTCCTGCCTGCTCCAGCCAACCATCGAAGGCGCGTACGCCCTACTTAAGCGCAGTGAGGGGCAAACGAGCACGGCCGCTGTGCTCCAGGACTCCATGACCCATCTCCTTGAGCAGGAGATCCTCCAATTCAGCAACCAGGAGCAGCAAACCAAATTCGCCCGCTACGCATGACCACTACTGTCCCATCCACAACTGGCACCACCCCGGTCATCGCGGCGAACACCCTCCGCAATGAGCTGGAGATCCAGAACCGGTGCGGTGTGCCGATCTACTACAACCGATTTAGTGTGGTCAACTCGACCGCCGACGCGATCCGCCTGGATGACGGCGGCAAGCTGACCCTGATCGGGACGGCAGCCCAGCGCGCGTTTTATGCCATCACCGACGGGCAGGGCACGAAAACCCTCCACTACATCGCCGACGTATGAACAGCCAGGTTCAAACAACGCAACCCCGCGGTATCACCATCGGTGAAAGCCCCGACGTGTGGGATCTTGGCCAGATTCTGCACCCGACCGAGGCGCTCAAAATCCAGACGTACTACATGGCGCATGTCCCGCGCCGGTTCAGGCCGGTCGGCGGATTGCGTCTCAGCTTCACAGACGTGACGGCTGGAGAGATCGAATATGGGATTTCCGTCGGTAACAATGGATTCCTCCTGTTCCACAACGGGTTTCTGAACTGGCAGTACACCTACCCTGTCGATTCCTTCGTGATCCCGTATGCCGAATTCTCCCAATGGGTGAAGGACAACGGCCTCACGCCAGGAGCCCCTATGCGGCTTGGAATCAGCGCCATCAACGGCGTGGGCTATGGCTTCGCGTTCTATGGCCTTCGTGCGCAATTCATTGGGTATTGGGAAAACTGATCCAACTCCATGCACCAAAACGCCATGCTGCCATCCGCTGAAACGATCGCCGGCTACGAGAAGCTCGGAATTGTCGGTATCTTGCTTCTCGTGTTGCTCATCGTTCTCTGGGCAAGCCTCAAGGTCGGAATCAACATTTTCGGATGGGTCAAGGAATTTGGAATCAAGGTTCTGGACCAGCTCAACAAGCAGACCATGGCGTTAGAGAACGTGAAGCAGTCCAACGCTTCCATGGAGATTGGCCAGACACGACTCCACGCCCGCATGGATGACGTGCTGCGCTGCCCAGCCAGGCCGTGCCCGCTCCGCCCATCCGACAACATTCCTCCTCCCGCACGACTCAAGTCGGCGCCTACTCAAGCGCCGCATTCATAACCACAACCAACACCCCGCCATGCCACTCCATGACACAAAGGAAACGGCCGAAATCATCGCCGCCGGATCCATCCTCTACCGTGAAATCGCATCCCTCAAGGATCCGAGCCCATTCAAGCTCGCCCTCGCCCTGGCCGATGACGTGCCGACCATCGTCTCCGGCCTACACGGTGCGCACCTGGTGCCGGCCGAACTGGCCGACCTGAGCGAGGACGAATCGGCCGAACTCGAGCGTCAGCTGGCCGACAAATTCCAATCGCACGACTCCCCGGCCGTCCAGCTCGCGGTGCAGCAAAGCGCCAAGGCCGTCCTCGCCGGCATCCTGGCCGTTCGTGCCTGGCGCGCGGTGTACGCAAACGCCGGCAGCGGTGACAACGTCGTGCCCTTCCCACAACCTCAACCACCCGCGGAGGGCGCCACCGCGTGAAGACACTCCTTCGGCGAGGCTTTCGGGGGTTTGCCATCGCCTTGGCGGCAGGGTCGATGGCGGGCTGCGTGGTCGACGATTACGCCGGGCCCGCCATCACTCTGACCGGCGGATACCAAGGAATCACCCTTGGCGTTACCCTTGGCGGCCGCCAACCGCGGCAGCGCCCCAATCCGGTGGAGGAAGCCATGGCTCTCCTCTCCATCCAGGGACTCCCAGCCGACCACGACAAGCAGCCAATCACCAAGCCGGACAAGTGAGCTACCTGATCCATGGCCGTCCGCTCAAAGTCGATCCGACTCGGATCGGCGGCGGCGTGATGCTGGTGGGAAGTGGGCCGCTTGGAGCGGTGACTTTCGGCCAGCTCACGCTGTGGAGCGGTCGCTCCCCCATCATGCCGCAACTCCTGGCCTACTTCCTGTCCGAGGACTGGCCGAAGCGGACGCACTTCCGGTGGTGCGTGTCCGACCAAATGCCGGAGCACCAGCTCTGCTTGTACCTGATTCCGGCGGCCCGTGAGCTGATTTTGCGTGGACACACAGTCGAGTTGTGGCAGGCGCCTGGGGCGCCTACGCACGAAAACACGGACGCCCGCCGCCACCAGCACGTGGCCACTCTCTACGCGGAAGCGTTCCAGCGGGCCTCTGTGGATGACTGGTTCCTGGCTATCGAGGATGACAACCTGCCGCCGCCCCGGGCGCTCGCCCAGCTCGCCCAGCACATGCGGCCGGACCGGGCGCAGATCGGGGGCGTCTACCGCATCCGCGGCGCCCCAATGTATCTGAACTGTTCCACAACTCTCGCTGATCCGTGGAACCCTCCCAAGGCCGATGAAGCACCACGCTGCGTGTTCCTCACCCCTATGATGGGGGCGGGCTTTACGCTCTACAACGGGGCAGCCATGCGCCGTGTTCCGCCGGTCCAGTGCCGCGTTACCGCGCAGGAAGGCAAGGCCGACCACGTGGCCGGCTGGGATGATTGGGTGGGCCGCCACCTGGCCGCCATGGGCTACGTGAGCGTGAGCGACGGCACCCTCTGGATCGAGCATCACACACCGGAGGTCATGGCATACCTCCATCACTTCGGACTCGCTAAATGAACCCCTTCACCATCAACGCCAGGCACAGGCTCCTGCTTGGTCCTCATGAAATCGACTTCATTCCGCCGCGGCGGCCGGAAGGAGATCCGATGCCGGTGCGCCGATTCCTGGTCATGCACTTCACTTCTGGATGGGGCATGGACACCACGCTCGACTGGTGGCGCCAGGCGGGATCCAAAGGGGCGTGTGCCCACCTTGTCATCGACCGCGACGGAAGCCTGGTCCAATGCCGTCCGTTCAACCAAACCGCCGGGCACGCCGGGGCATCAAAGTGGAAAGATCCACACACCGGGATCCAATTTCGCGACCTCAACCACTGCTCGATCGGAATCGAACTCTGCAACGTCGGCGAGCTTCCGCGATCCACCTATCCGTCCGCAATGCCTGGCCCACTGGCCGGCAAACCGATACCATTCGTCCAGGCCAAGCACAAACACGGCGGCCGGGTCCAGAAATGGGAAGTGTTTCCCGAGAAGCAGATTGAGACGGCGCGCCAGGTCGCGGCCGCTCTCGTCGTGAGATACAAACTCGATGACGTCGTGGGGCACGATGACATCGCTCCGGATCGCAAAACGGATCCAGGTCCAGCTTTCCCAATGACAGCCTTCCGGGAGGCTCTCGGATTCCACCACCCGCTCTGACACCATGAAAATCACTCTCGCATCCGGTACCACCTGGTACGCTCTCGCTCCACACACTGGCCAAGCCAAGTGGAAGCGTTGCGCCATCTCCAACAAATCGGCCGACACCATCACCGTCAGTCAGCGCGGCGGATCCACCCCAACCCCGAGTGCGGGAGTCTCGGCCGACAATATGGGATTCCCGATTGAGGCCGGCCAAACACTCATCCTTCCGACTCAGGAAGTGCTGTGGGCTGCATGCGTCACCCCGTCGCAATCCATCTATTACGAATACTTCAACTGACCATGATAATCTTCGATCCCGATTACGGCGGATTCCTTGAGGTCGCTCAGGAACCATTGCCTCCCGGAACCGTCGTCGTCGACGGCCAAGGCAATACCGTGGTCGATGGCCAGGGCAACACCGTCGTCTCCAATACTTGATCCATGAAACTGCTACGCTTCCTTCTCCTCGCTATCGCCTGCCTGGGTATCGCCAACGGTCAAACCGCGCGCCTGGTCGATTTCCCTACGTTGAGCGCAGCGCCGGCAAGCAACGATTGGATTTACCTTTATGACACGTCGGCCGGGTTTTCTGTGAAGATTTCCCCGGCCAACTTACTGAGCAGCCGCCAGCCACTGAGCACCAATCTCACGGAGATAGGTGCACTCTCACCCAGCGGCGCCCACCGGCTGCTCGGCTACGAGAACGGCACTGGCCATGTGGTGATAAACCTTGGATCCGGCCTGACGTACAACCCAAGTACCGACACCCTATCCGCCACGGCCACGGGTGGCGGCTGGGTGTATGAGGGAGTGTGGGTGACCGCCACAGCCTACCAGGCCGGGGATGTGGTCACCAATGCCGGAGGCTCCTACGTGTGTATCGCCGACCATACTTCCGGCGCGTCGACGGAGGCAGGCGTTGGCGCCAGTTCTGGGACGGTCTGGGGAGTGCTCTCAAGCGGTGGCGCTGGCACGGGTGACGTGACCGCGGCCGCGCCGTTCGGCACCGACAATCGCATACTGCGGTCCGACGGAACCGGCAAGGGCTCGCAATCCAGCCTGGTGAGTATCGATGATTCCGGGAATATCAGCACGCCTGGAAACATCACTGTCAACGAGCTGATAACCGCTGTATTGAGAGCAACAACATTCGGCCTCGTAGACACGAATGCCTCCCACTACCTCCAGCTTGCGGCTGGAAGTGACTTGACAGCCAATCGGAATCTGACATTCACCACCGGAGACGCAGCCAGAACTTTGACGCTACAAGGGAATCCCACCCTTGATGATTGGTTTAATCAATCGGTCAAAACGTCGGCGTCTCCTACGTTTGTTGGCGTGACCGTGGACGCTGAAACCTACGGAGCCGGTTGGAGCGGTGACCCTACGGTGGCCAGAAAGTCTGATCTTTATACAAAGATCGAATCGATGGGGGGTAGTAGCGGCCCAAGCATTGACACCTTTCGACAAAACCCGTTCTATTGGGAAGATTACCTGTTAGGCGGCACTCCGGCCGCCGGTGCTTTCGTCGGTGATTTCAGTTTCACTAAATCAACGAGTGGTTCTGGCGCAACCACATCAAATGATGTGGGGCAAACGAACGCACCGGGCATCGCCACCGTGACCTCGGGGACGACGACTACCGGATATTCCTATTTCAACACCTATTCGTCAGCGTTTCACTTTGGTGGGGCTTCGTATACTCTGGAAGGGCGCTTCTACATTCCGACGCTACGTGATGGGACGGAAGACTACTCATTCGTGTTCGGGTTCCATGATGTTACGACGGCAGCGGCAACCGATGGTTGTTACTTTCTCTATGACAATGCCTCGGCGAATTGGCAAATTGTCAATCGCTCAAATGCTACAGGATCGCCAACAGCAAGTGCGGTGGCTGTGGCTGCGACCACGTGGGTAAGGCTGCGGGTAGTCGTGAATTCTGCGGCAAACTCTGTGTCCTATTTTGTGGACGGGACCGAGTTGGCTGTTTCCCCACTCACGTCGAATATTCCAACCGCAGTTAACCGGCAAACCGGTGTTCGTTGGGGCATTGTGAAAAGCGCTGGAACAACCGCCCGTGAAATTTGGTGCGATTATATTGGTCTCCAGATTGGTCTTTCAGCCGCACGCTAACTTATGGCCGCACGCGATCCAATTTCCTGCGTCATCCGTCCGGACGGGTGGACTGCCGAAGTGACCATGGAATCCATGGGCATCGGAGGTACCTACTCCTGGGGCTTCGGGGAGGACAACGATCCACGGGACGGCACGCCGAAGTTCGTGCTCACCGTCGTGTCCAAAGGATTTGATTCGTCCGGTAATGCGACCACGCACACGCGGACGATTTACGGCACCGACATTTTGCGAAAGCCGTACAATCTGGAAGCCGAAAACCAGGAGACGGTGGCCGGCTCCAATGTCGTCCTGGTTATTGCGCTCAGCGATTTCGTGTATGAGAAGGACAACACCGGAGCGGGGAAATCGGGCACGGCCCCTACTGTCTCGATCGCAGCGGGCTGGTACAGCCAGGGCGGGGCATCCAATGCAGTCACCGGAATGGCGGTGACGAACAATTCGACTCTGCAATATGTGCGGCCGGTAGCCAACTGGTCGATCCCCGACCGGCGCGTTGCCGAAAGCAACACCATCGAGGCGCGGTGTGTTGCCTTCCATATCCATGCCGAGAATGGCAACCCGGTGGCCTGCGTTAAATTCGATGCGGCCGACGAGCACTCT